ACTTTTATATTTGTCATAGCTAATTCAGATGTGGGCACAATGCGTAAGTTCCACGAATCTCGTGCCCTATCTGAAATAAATCGGAATCGCTTTTCCCCTTTGACATAAAAGTATCCTTTTTCTGTCTTAGCAATCATTCCACTAGGAACACGAGGGGTATATTTAATTTGCCTTCTGAGCATTTACCTGAAGCTCCTGAATACGCTGTTCACGGGACTGAATTTCCTGTGTAGCCTGTGCCTTTAGGTGTGCCATTTGGACTTCGTACTGACTGGTAATCTGACCAATACGGTTTTGTAGTTCCTGCACCAACAACTCTAGGGTTTGAAAATCCTTTGCTGATGGCTGTGGAGCCACATAGCGGGGGTCTGGTACAAATTCATTTTGTTCTGACATTATATCTCCTTTATTGTCTATGTAAGTATACTATTTATTTTCTAATAGTGCAAGTCTTTGTTCTAAATCTTCTATTGTTTTTTGTTGATCTTGTATTACCGCCAGCATTGATGCTACAATTCCATCTAGATTATACATGCCAGCTTCACCATCTTCATTTATGCTAGATAGTTCTGGAACTTTTTCAGCAATGTCTTCAACAATAAATCCAATATTTAACTTATCTTTATTATCTGTATCTAATACAGAATTAAAGGAAACTGGAGAAACATTTAAAATTTTAAACGGATTATAAGATCTTATTTCAGAGACTTTTTCTAGGGGGATTTCTTTAGAAAGTTCTGAATATTTTGATATTGAATTAATATTATTTTTATTTTTAAAATGTGATGTATAAGTATATATGTATGGTGTTCCAGATTGAAGTATATAAAGTGGGTACTTTGATGCAGTTGTAACAGTTTCATTATATCTTATTGCTGGAGAAGATATATATGCATTATTTGCGGAAGATGTTCCGTATCCCAGCACAATGTTTCCGCCAAATTGATTTATATATAAGGTTGTTCCAACCCTAGTTCCACCACTATAAACTGTAGACTGAATTGTATTATTGTCAATAGACATTCTACTTGCAGATGCACCACTAAAATATGGATATGAGTAACTGGTAGTTGAATTGGCGTAAATATTAAAAGTACCCGTGTCAGACAAGCTATTTACGGTAGCATTGTCTGGTTCTATTGTTATACCACTTTGTGATACTGTGCCATATGTTGTTGTACCTCTAATAAAAATTGTTCCTTTAGCACCAATATTGGTAGAATAAAGTCCATAAATGTCTGTAAAATATATTCCATTTGGAGCAGTGTTGTAAGGGTCTGGACCTGTAGCAGCAATACCAACAGTATAAGGATAGTATGTTGCACTTCCACCAGACAAATCTTGAGATAAAATTGCATTAAAAGTTGTAGTAAAAGTATTGCTAGTTGTTGAAATTACTTGAAGGTATTGGTTATTATAGCCTGATGTATTAAATCCAGAAATATAAGGGTTATCACCTATATTAAAGCCATGACAAAAAGAGACTACTCTTGATGAACCTGAAGCTGTTGTTGCAGCACTTAAAGTTACAGATGCACCAGATATATTGGTAATATACGATCCATTAATTCCAGTTCCATATACTTTTTGCCTAATTGATAATCCCGCAGAACTACTAACAGTTATTGTAGTTGATCCTGAAGCATATGTTGCTGATGTTGTTGCAATATTTGATACAAATACTGCAGAAAAACCATCTGTAGCAGTACTAGCAGACAATAAATTAAAAATAAATCCAACTGGATTATATAGCTCTAGATATCCTTCGGAGTCTAACTCTACGCCACTCTTACTAAATGGTGGGTATTCTATGGTGCTATTATGAAGAAATGATGATATTACTCCATGACCAGTATCACCCTCATAATCGTAGTTTCCAATGTACCAAACATTTGTTGACCCCGTTCCAATTTGACCTCCACCTGCATAAATAGTTCCTCTAAAATAAGCATTTCCGTCAAGGGTGTTTAATAAAAAGTTTGCCTGTCCTGCATTCTGTGATGCAGAACTAAATTGATATCCAAGAATACCTGTGCTATTTATAATTACTGCTCCAGCACTTGCTGTTCCTGTCAGAGATGAACTTACTACTGGTCCCGCAGAAGTTGAATTCCAAATACTAGCAAGATTAGTTCTACCAGCATAAATCAATCCGTTTGCATCTAATGCACCTGCAGTTAGTGCTCCACCAACAACACATGCAGAATCATTTGCCAATGCTGTAACAACTGTTGTGTTGGTAGATGTTAGCTGTGTGCCATCAAGTTTTGCGGTTGGAGTAGTAAAAGTATATGTAAGAGATTTACCAGAACGGTTGCCATCTGAGTCTTTTGCTACCACAGCAACTGTATATGTTTTTCCTGGCTGTAATTTAGTAAGAAGTAATTGACCCACTATGTCACCGTCAAATAATATTCAATTTCTGTTGGCTGTCCATATTTTGTTACAAGTAGGGCTGCCGAAGATGATGTTCTACTGACTAAAAGTTCTTCAGGAGTTCTTGAAGAGCCATCCATTAATTTCATAGAGTCTAAGAAAATTCCACCAGTTATTGTGCTTGTACTAGCACTAATAGTTTCAACATAATAATTGAATGATGCACTTGGCTGATTTGTAATCAAAGTTGACGCAGTAAAGTATCCACTGGCACCTGGGTTTAATGTAATTGTGGGAAGTGTCCAAGCATACCCAGAGTTATCTATAAAACTAAATACAACTGATGCATTAGGGCTAGTTCCACTAGCATAATAAAGTATTTGTAAATAGTCATTTGCATTATAATCAGTTAGGTCGTAGCCATAACCAGTTCTAGAATGAACACTAGATGAGTTTAAAGAAATATTGTAAGCTCCCAGCCTTGAGCCAGGGTAAAGAGTTTTATTAACACTTGCTGTAGAAAGCGATGAGCCAGATACCCAATCACTAGATCCAGATGTTCCAAATGTTTCTGAAAAATCGGTAAGAAAAAAATTGTCTTTTGTATTAGCCTGAAAACTATTTTGTGGAATAATTCCAACTTCATAAATAGAGCCTACTAAAAGTGGATCTAAACTGGCTTTAACTACAATCTGATTTGAGCCACTTGTTGCACCATTTACATATGTTCCAGATGGAGAGTATACTTTCAGTGTTATGGGGGAACGACTAATTTCATATGCAAGTTTAGTGTCTGTAGATGCTGATTGTGTGTATAGGGCACCAACTACTATTGTTCCCGCCCAATCCTGAACACCTTGTGCCAAAAATCTATTAATCATATCAATTCCATTTGTAGTTATCATATAGTACTTGCTCCTAAAACAAATTCGTAGTCTTCTGCACCCTCAACATCATCAAAGTGGAGATAAGCAGTCCATCTAACAACACCATCAGAATTGGCACTATTGTTTTCTAAAGTATAACTACTTGGGTCAACATATAAATTTGTTGGTGCAGATAGGGCATAGTCTGTAGATGGTTCCTCCATTGTTTCTTCAGGAGTAACAATAACTGGGTCGGAGTCTAATTCATACCACTGATCTGGATCTTGATCTTCATTCCAAAAATCTTCGGCAACATCCTGCTCTTGGACATTATCTAATTCTGTTTCACTTGTAACTTTGTAGGTATTTGGAGACTGCTCCATACGAAGTCTTGAGTTTCTTGGGTCATCTGAGGATATTTTGATTGTTTGCCCAAAATGGGGAATAGATGCTGGGCTAGTATATTTATGAGCCTTTGTATTCTTTTTCTTACTATGATTTTTTGCCATATTTCCTCCGATTTATATATTATACCATTTATGAGATTATTAGGGGCTTTAGAGTTAATTTAGTATCCCCTAGCCCGCTGCTAATTGATTGCTCAACTGATGTAATAATACAATTTACTGGAGATACTGTTGATGGATTTGCTGGGTCATATCCAATTCTTTTAAGTCCATATGTAAGTTGAGCAAAATCTCCAACTTGAATTAATGGGTTTCCAAATACTGAAACACTAAGGTCTGTATAAAATGTGTTAGTAGACTTAACAAGAGTAGCCATTATTTTTTCAGCCTCTGATTTTGAACCTACCCAACTTGTAGAAAGATCTATACTTAAAGTGTAGTTTGGGTCTACCACACGCTCTATTATTCTTTCTTCAGATAGGAGCTGGTAGTTTGAAAAAATTTGCAAAGGTTCGTGGCTCTGAGAATCTTTTCCACTAGATAATACAACAAGTTCGTCTGTATTATTGACTACAGCAAACTTAGACCTAAAAGGTGTTGAATTTAATTCTGAGTAAGAAACATGCTCTGGTAAAACTGGACCAAGTATTGAACCTTTTTCATTTGTCTTACTTGATACAGCTTGTGATCCATACATAACTGGAACAATTCTTGCACTAAATGGTCTAATAGGAGATAAAGAATGTTTTACATCATAGAGCTTAAATCCATATGCTTGTGGAAATGATTGGAAAAGATAGTAATTTTTTGTTTGAGCAAATCCCCGCACAAGATTATTTAAATAAGGAGTAGACATAAAATAATATTTAGTATCTAGTGGATATTCTGCCACTGATATTTTCTTTCCAGTGGTATCACTTGATACCGTATCTGCGTAAAGTTCATTAATATAAACTTTTACAGATTGATTTTCTAAAGATTTGATGAATGCTCCAAATCTAGTTCCTGCCTGATTATAAAAGGCATTGCTAGTTACATTTTTTCCAGTTCTTCTATTTTTAACAGTAAAAGGTGTAGCATTAGAAATTTTAATTCCGTCAATTGCAATTCCGACCTCTTTACCTTGCATGTACATTGAAAGTCTATGGGGAACGCCATCAAATACATTGTGAACTGGATAATCTTTAATCAGATAATTCATCTTGTTTCCAGAAATAAAATAAAATGATAGTAAGTAAGATACAGTTTTCTTTCCACGACTGCTTTGTACTGACCTAATTTCAGCAAAGTGTGTAGCGTCTGACCCACTAAAAGACCCACCGCTAGTAGCCTTTCCATTTACAGTATTACCATTCATATTAAAGAATAATCCAACAGCAACATTGTGATAATCACTGTATGCGCTTGTAGTAACTTTCTTTTTAACAGTACCATGCTTATCTTTAACTAATTTCCCATGAACTTTTTTGTATCGAACGGTGTCCGTATGAGCTTTTCTTTTTGTAGAAAGCATAGATACTGTAAAGTCAAGGGCGAACAAGTTGTGTCCAGAACCTTTTTCTACCTTTGGTGTAATAATAATATATTCATCTTTTTTAGCAGCTGCAAGAAATAGACCATGCTTATCTACACCCGCCACACCTTTTGGTGGACTCGCCACAGAAGTATTATGAATAGAGTATGAGTAGGTGTAAAAATCGCTAGTGTACTTGACTACAGGATGACTTTGTGGCGTTGTGCCATATTTACCTCTTTGCAACCCGACTAATCTTCCAGTTGGTCGATACTCTACTTGAGTAATTGGTGCACCACTAGATGTATAAATATCTGAAATTTCTTCAATTGCTCTAGCAATATCTCCTTGTTCTGTAATAATTTTTGTTATATAAACTGAAGGATTTCCAATTGGAAAGAATACATATTCCATTCCATTGTATCCAATAATTTCAGATCCCACAAATAGTTCACCATGATATTGACCAATATTTTTTCTTGGATTATAAAATGTTATATTGGGGTCAAATGACATGGATGAATCACTTATGTCTAGACTAGCATTAAGTGGGAAGTTTGGAATAGCTGATCCATCTTCTTCTTTCCATACTTGAGGGTATGATTGTGAGTTTAAGAACCATGTCTCTCCCGCCGAATTTTTATTATTTTTTTCATCAATATCGGCAGAATCAAAATCTTTTGGAATTCTATATTTAATTTGAATTTTTCCAACCTTATCTCCAACAGACTCAGAGTACGAGCCTGGAATAATATTAGTAATATATTTAATACTACTAGAACCTATTATTTTTGTTACATCTGTAACTCCCACGCTTGGATTAAAATCATTAGAAGTTATTTCTTGAAGAATATTATTCAAGCTCTTAAATCTCATAATTCCATACTCATCTATCCAAGCACCTATTTGATGACCAATTAATAATTCTTGCAGGTTATCCATAATAGTTTTTGACTCATCATACCAGAAGTTAGGAGTACTTGTTGAAGATTTACAAACATATTGTAAATTGTCGTAGTCATAGTCACTGAACCCAGCAGTATTTAAAAGCGTAGATATAATACTAAAAAGATTACTTCTTTCAGATGCGAACTGTGGTGACTCCATCCCATGATAAATTTTAGTAATATCATATAGTTCTACAGAAACTTTATCTATGTCACTTAAACTCCAGTTATGTGAATACATAGTGAGTAATGGAATGTTTTCTGTTAGGTCTTGTTGGAATGATGGAGATTGTAAAAATGCATAAAACTTTACCCCCTGCCTCAAAAGATTACTGAATGAAGATTGTGTAGAGTGATTTTCAAATATTGTAGCAGCATTTAAGTCTGTTTGATATACTGGAATATTACTTAATTCTACTGTTCCAGAATTTGAATTTATATAAGATAAAGGAAATCCATTACTATTTGGAGATGTGATATCTTTCTTTACAGAAACATCTGAAACAATTGGTGATAAATCTACTTCAAGTCTTGGAGAAATTTCTAATATATGTGCCTTTTTTCTGTCTGCATCTGGAACCTCATAGTTTCCTAAAATTGCATTTCCACCAGATACATTAGTTACTAGCAAAGTTATTCCCTTAACTTGGTTCAGCGTGTTCTGGAAAGTGCCACTAGATGAAAGTTGTGGCGGTGAAGTCCAAGAACTTGTAGACCAACTAGATCCATTATAGTATAGTGTTGTGACACCATTTTTATTAAAATCTGTGGATTGTAAAGTAATAGATGTAGACGAATTTCCACTTCCAGTATAAAGAATAACTTTTGCACCACTAATGTTTGTATAAAAATTAGAATATTTTAATACAATTTTATTTATAGAAAGATATTGATTATATCTTGCCTGTATAGATTTTTGACTATCATATCCAGATGTAATATGATAAGAAAATTTATCGTACTCTGATGGCAACATTTGCATTAATGGTGCCGTTATTTCTTTTGCAAAATATGAACCTGGATTTTTAATAGCAAAACTTGCTGGCTTAACAACACTTGCGGTATAAGTATCGGTTTTAACAGACTTATCTGATGTTTGTAAAAGTGGGTGCAATAATGCTTCACCAGGTCTAAATGGCTTAAATACAGATTCTGCTGGATAATAATTATTTAAATAAAAATCATGTTCTGTTACTTGATATAACTCTATATCAGATACCATAAATTGAGCACCTTCATATTCTGCAACTGCATTTAGCCATAATTGTGCTCTAGAAAAACCATTTCCACTATCTCCAGGAGTTCCAAACCAAATTTCAACCCGCTTCCATACATCTACCGTAGCTTGAATTGATGATTCAACTGATGAAAGACCACCAGTAGAAAAATCTGTAGATTTTACAAAGAAACTAATAGGAATATTATTTTGATTTGGGTCTAATGCAACAATTTGTGGAGATATAAAAACATCATTGGTGTAGGTACCTATTGTGTATGGATCTGGATTTCTAGTTAAATCTGTATCTACATAAGAACCGCTAGTTACTGTTGTAAGATACTGAGTATTAATGCTTGATGTTCCAATAGTTCTATAAATTTTATAAGCACTTGAATGATCTGGTTTTACAGAAGCTGACCACTTTAATGTTATATTTCCAGATATACTAGAGTTTACTGTTTGTGCTGGTAGTGCCAATGGGTTTTGAATATGCATATTTGAAGAATTTACTCCAGCAATTCTATATGTAAATGGAACGGATCCAGAAGCAGATGTTGTTAAAGAGGTAATTTTTTGTTGTTTTGGAGTTCCATAATTATTTTTTTGATTTCCTCCCACTTTTACATAAAAAACAAATTTGTAAAAATTTCCGTCAGCGGATGATGAGAAGTTTATAAAGTCTGACGCAAATTTAGCCATAATTTTTCCAGAAGAATAGCTAGACTTATCACTATTTGAAAGCTTCTTTATTATTGTAAAATTAATGGGGTTTGCTGATGAACTAACTTTTGAACTAATTGATGATACTCCAGTTGCATAAGATATAGTTCCGTTACCAACAGAACTACTATTGGTGTCTACTTGTTTAGATGTCCAAATAGCAGATGAATTTAGTGTTCCAATACTACTTACACTAGATGTTGTTACTACATAAGGTTGAACAAAAGCATTGTAATTCCATTCCGCCCACACTTTTGGAATAACTGCTATAGAATTAGCAGATGCAAAGAGCTGTTGCGTTAATGAACTTCCTAACATTATATCTCCGTAAATTCTATTTTAACATTTACTAAATCTGTGTATTCAAAACGCTTAGTTACTTCATAGGAGAAGTTGCTTATAAATGCTGTTATTGTTTCAGAACCCGATGCTGTTGGAGAAGGGTAAAAGGCACTTGCTGAATTTGCACTAGCAGTATCTTGAGAATGTGTTATTTTTACTAATACTGGTTTAAACATATTATTCTCATAAAAGTCTTTAATCCAAGCCCCGCCTTTAAATCCATCTACAGTCATGGTGTAACCTTGACTTGTTCCATTAATTGGAGCAAATGTTCCAGATGGTAATTCTTGCCAAGCTGTATTAACCTTCATTTTTCTAGCAACAACATATTTTCTCATAGTGCCATCTGCCATTCTAGATGCTTTTTCAATAACTTCAAAGTCAAAGGTGATGGGTGTGCGGTTATGATCTGTTAATGAATAAAAAGTTGATGAGGCTGTCTGTGTTGCTATTGCTATACCAGCGTTTGAATTATAAGCCATTATGCGCTAAAACTCCTACCTGAACCCATAGATTCTGCTTCTCTTCTAAATCTAGTTGCCACCATATCGGCAATTTGGCTTGCATCTGCGTTTGCTCCATTTACGACAATATTAACATTGTATTGGTGGGCGGGAAGTGTAGAATCTGATTTAACTCCACCAGTACTTCCTACACTATATGACTTAATTATACCACCAGTTGCATATTTAGGACCATATGTTCCAGCATTTATTGCATCCATCATTGGTATTCCATACTTTGCTACGGATGATGCTTGAACAACATACTCACCATTTGAAAGCATTGCAGGAATTATGTCTGCTTTTGGTCCACCTGGACCAACAACTGGACCTATTCCAGAACTAGCAAATATAATTCCACCATTTGCTTTACTTACTCCTGGAACTTTAAGTTGTGCAGCTGCCTCTTCAATTGCTTTAGAGAAGTTATAAGTTTTTCCTTGTTTATATTTTTCTTGGTCTCCAAGAATCAACATCAGAGCACTGTGTACCACCGCCAATTTTGTTGTCTGATCTGTAAGACCTTTCATGCTTCCAGCTGAAGATTCTAGACCTGCATTAAATTTTCCAGCATCTTGATTTTTATTGTAAACATCTCCAAGATAGGTTGTTAAATCTTTAGCACTTAATCCAGATTTTTCTAAATATGTTTTAAAATCTTTATCTTTATTGAGACCTGTTGTAAACTCTGATAAATTTTTATATCCAGAATTTTGAGCAAAATTTCCAATTACATCAAGTAGGTGTTTTGTAGCATCAGTTGATGCCGTAGAATTTGTTCCAACAGCACTAATTGCTCCTGCAGTTTTTTGTGCAGCAGTTGCTGCTTTTTCTTGTAATTTTGTAAGCTCTTTTTGATACTCTTCCATCTTTGCATTTGCTGCATCAATTTTCTTTTGATCTGCTGCATCTGCTTTATCTTTAGCATTAATTTGTTGCTGCTTTGAAAGCTCGGTATTATAATCACTTTGTGCTTGAGCCATTGCAATAAGATCTCCAGAAGCACCCGCCTTAGTAATATTATTTTGCAAGTCTGCAAGAGTTTTTTGCTGATCAATATTTTTTTGCTGTGCGTCAAATAGCTTTTGACGAGCACTCATTTCATCTTGAATTCCCTTGACATAATCTTGTTGTGCCTGAATTTTATTTTTAAGATTTGTTTCTGCCTTAGATGGTCCAGTGGCTCCACCACCGCCAGTTCCTCCAGCTTGTTTTGCAGCATCTTTTGCAGCATCAATTCCTTGTGCTTTCGTCAGTAAGTCCCCTGATGATGATAAACTAGCAGTTTTTTGTTGCATACCAAGCAATATATTTGCTCCTGCAAGCATTCTTTGTCCAAGAACTGTAGCACTATTTCCCATAATAGCCATTTGTTGTGCTGCTAATTTTATAGCTGCTGCTGAAGTATTACCATCTGAAGCCAACCCTTTAAATTTTTGACTTAATAGACCAATAACCTGTGTTGCTCCAGTTGTAGTTGCTCCACCTTTTTGCATAGACTTGAGATAACTTGCAAGTATAGAATTACTTTTTCCTACGGATGAAATTAATTTATTATAAGCACTTGTTGTATTAAGAATTTCTTTAGCTTTTCCAGTTATTCCAGATACTTGTGTTGTTAAGTCTTTGCCTTTATTTGTAAGAACTGCTTGAGTAAGTGCATTAACAGCATTTGTTACAACTGTATTTCCAACCTTTTTTCCCTGACCACCAAAGTCAAACCAGCTGTCGGTAGTACCAACAACTTGTCCATTTTCAATACTGGTTCCTGTTGCCGTATTTCCACCACTACCCAATTTTGAGCTATTAAGAGTTTGACCAACACCAAGAGCAATTTGTTGACCTAAAGCACTTTTTTGACCTTTTGTATATTGACTATAAACATCATCGCTTCCAAAAATTGAGTTATCATTACCTTTAGGAATATATCCTTTTAAAGTAGAACTAAGCAATTGGTTTTGATCTTTTTCACTCAACTTTGTTGATCTTAAAAGTGCAGTAAGCATTGCTTTAGATTTTTCTTTACTTGCTCCAGTTGCTTGAAATGCATTATATTGACTTTCCAAAGTAACTAATTCAGTCTGTTTATCTTTTTGATTGCTAATTGTTCCTATTAATGATTTTGTTGTATCGTCAGTAGCACTCGCATATCTTGCTGCTTGAGAATTTACAAAAACATCTCCAGCATGAGTTAATATTCCACCAGAAGTATATAATGCACTTGGCTTGTTGGTTGTACTTCCACTTGCTGTAGAAGTACCACTTCCAGAAGATGTTGGTAGTCCTGGAAGTTGTATATCTGAAATTGATCTTAAACTAACTCCTAAACCACTTAAGGCATCTGAAGATAATTGAGAAGACGCTTTAACAGAATTTGCAGAATCTGCTAAATTTTTATTAAACTCATCTAGTCCGTGTTTTAAAGCACCAAATGTTGCTCCTAATGCCATACCAGCAACCATACCTTCTGGACCAAACATTCCACCAAATTGAGCACCCATTGCTGCATCTCCCATTGCAGCTTTTCCAGCACCATCTTGCATATTGCCAGCAATTGCTTGCATACCTTGACCCAGAACCATGCCACCCATCATAGAACCCATTCCGCCCTTAAACATCTTGGTTCCTACTCGTTCGCCTTCTTCGTTAAAGACTCCTCTAAAGTTTTTGTATCCTTCCCAACCAGCACCCATTTTTGCTGAAGCCCAACCTGCTGCCCCTGTAACTCCACGAACTTGATTTGGTACATATACACTTCCAACACCAGATGGATTTGCTCCTGCTTCAGCTACTTCTCCTCTTGCAGCACCAGCACCTTCTCTAAAGTTTGCTGCAGATGTTTTCATTTGTACTTCAAGGTCTCTAATTCCATTTACAACAGATTCTTTTAATGCTGTTGTTCCTTGTCTAATATTTCCTGGGAGTTCTTCCATTGTAGTTGAAACAGAAGTTCCTAGATTTTTAATTCTAATTTGAAGGTCAGTTGATTTATTCAGTAGTGCTTCTTTTGCAGTATTTGCACCCGCCATAAGTGCGTCAGAAAATCCTAAACCGCCTTGCTCTACAGCTGCTGCTGCCCTATTTGTTACTTCAACAATTGTCTGAGCAACATTGCTACCCATTCCCTCAAGTGCTCTTGATTCTTCTCTATTTAAGTTTTGATATACCTGAGCACCAGGTGTCATTTTTACTGCTCTGCCTAATGCTCCAAATGCACTAAATCCACCACCATCAAAATGCCTTACTCCGCCACCATTTGCAAATTTGGCGGTGCCGTTATTAATACCAGACATAAAGTCTTTTCCGTATGCAGCAGTAGCTCCTGGAGACATAACATACTCTCCGTTAGAAAGCATTGCGGGAATATGACCACCATTAGCAAGTTTTGGTCCCATACCCATCATCATAGCCATCATCATTCCTTCAGGACCCATCATGGCTTCTCTTTCAACCATAGCTAATCTTTCTGCTGATGCTAGTTCGGATGTTCCAAGTTTATTGGTTAATTTCTTTCCAGTATTAAAGAAGTTATATAGACCTTTTCCGCCACCGCCCTTTGTTCCAACATAAGATGTTACTCTAGCTTTTGCTATCGATTCTGGCACAGCTAATCCAGCAGTTTTTCCTTCTCCATATTTTGCAAGACGGTTTTTAATTGTTGCAATTCTTTTTGAAGTTAAATGTTGTTTATAAATTGGATTTTTTAATGCTGCATCTAATTCTGAATAAGTTCTAATATGAGCAACATTTTTAAGTTCTCCCCAAACTTCTGGACTACCACTCTTGGCAACAAAAGATTCTATTGCTGAATCACCAATAGCTGATTCAAAATGTGTGTAAGGTCCACCATACATTTCTGAGGGATTAATTTTTGAAAGAAGTTCTGTTTTAAACAAATCAATATCTGCAAGAACTTTTTCTGGAGCCATGCCCATTTTTATTCCAGTCTGAGCCATAAGGGCATATCCTTCTGGTTTAGAGAACCAATTTATCAATTCTTGTCCAGATACTCCAGTTTTTGAAGTTGTCATAAGTGATCTATTTAAAGAGTCTGGCATCATATTTATAAAACCAGATGTTCCAACATGTCCTCTTACTAATTTTTCCATCTCACCCGCTTGGTTATGCCAATGTGGTGCTCCACCTTCATGTAACTTAACAGGTCCACCTATAGCATATCCATTGTTAATTGCATCAAGTAGTCCTGTTCCATACTTATTAACAGAAGATGCTTTAATTACGAATTCCCCGCCAGAAAGCATTGCTGGAACTTTATCATCTCTTGGTCCACCTGGACCCACAACTTTACCGCCATCAGCAAGCATTGGGATTGTTCCCTTTAAGTAGCTTGCATCCATAGAGACACCTGCCTCTAATTGAGAAACTCCTAATCTACCTGCACTTAGAGCCATCGTTGCTTGCTCCTCTGCACCAAGCATTGCAGCACCTGCAATTGGCATACCAGCCATTTGTGCAGTTAGGCGCATTTTCATATTTTCTACAGCAGCAAGAGCCTCTGCTGTTAATACTCTATTGAAATCTGCCCAAGCAGCTTGAATTGCAGGAAGTCTTTCTGACTCCGCTAATTGTAAACCAGCCTTTAATCTTCTTTGAAGTTCATTTACACTTGTTCTGGATCCTGTACTTTCAACTTGAGATATAATTGCTTGCTCTTGGGCAAGAGTATTAATCATATTTTCTTTAAACTTGCTTTCTTCAAAGATTACAGTATCTAATGCTTTTTCAAGTTTTGCCTTTGTCTCATCATCTAGTTGACTTGCACGAACTCTTTCTGTGCCAAATATGGATTGAAGTTGTGCTGTTGTTGTTGCATCTTCAGTAATTGTTTTATCAATGATTCCATTATGTGTGGCAATAAGCTTTGTTATTCCTGGAGCCATCATGCTTTCTTTAGATATTCCAGTGCTCCCGCCATAAATTGCTGGGGCTTTGCCGTAAGTAGAATTTAGTAATTCTGGAACACCCTTTGGTGCTGCTGTCCATTGTGCAGACAAACCTCTTTCAAGGTATCCTCTTTCTCCAGATAACCAGTTAGCACCTCTTGACTGTTGCATAGAAAATAATGATGGGTATGCCATTTGTTCAGATTGTGTCATTCTTGACCAGTCTGTACGCAAATTTGAACCAGCGTACATATGTGGTCTTACAAATCCACCCATCTTGTCATTTGATGCTGGTGGCATACTTGGGTTCATTCCCCAAACACCCTTTGTAGCCATAGGCATAACTGGTGTTGAATTAACTCCAGAAATATATGCCATTTCACTCTTAAGTATTGCAACTTGTGCATTCAAGAATTTGAAGGAGTCGGCGGTACTCATAATTGTTTCTTTAAATGTATCTGCACTTGCATTAGATGCTAGGATACTTAGGTCTACTTCTTCAAAGTAATTATGTATGCCAGCTAAGGCTCCCTTGAACCCGCCATCTTTCCAACCGTCTCGGAACATTCGGGCAAAATTAGCCATCTTAAATAATTGACCAGCAAGGTTAATAAACAAACCTGTAAGCATAATGATGGGACCCATAACAATAATTCCAGCAAGACCCTTGCCAAAAAGATTGCCAATTATTTTTCCGATTGGTCCTAATGCATGCATAACTGATCTTACGCCATTAACAATTTTATCAATCATATTACCAATTGATGTGAAGGCTTTAAGGAATGATTTACCTAAAGGAATAAGGTCTGCCTGAAGAGTAGCCTTCATTTTTTGGAATTGTGCTGCTGGTGTTTTGTTAGTAGCAACATCTAATTCTTGACTTGCTACCTTTGATAGTTGTTCGTTACTCTGACCATACAGTTCAAGAACTTTTGCACTCTGCGAACCAGCAGTACCTAAGTTATTCATAAGGGCAGTAACACGAGCAAACTGGAACTTGCCAAAAAGCTCTTCAATTGCTTTAAGTCTTGATGACTCTGGTAGGGCTGCAAGTGATGACTGTAAAGACTGAACCATTCCCATCACATTGCCTTGATTTTTGGCTACAATTCCAGCAAGGTCAATATGCATTGCTTGGAAGTCTTTTCTTGCTTGAGCGGTAGGTTTAATAATAGAAGCTAACATAGATTTAATTGCGTTAGCACCTTGAGCAGCAGGAACACCAGATTCTTTCATAGCTACAATAAATGTTACGAAGTCTTTGTATGTACCACCCATTTGTTGAATAATTGGACCAACACGAGGGATAGCATCAATAATATCTTGCATGGTAGTTGATGTAGAGTGCTTTGCAGCATTTAAGAAGTTAACTGCATCTTGTACTTGGTTTGCTTGTAGCTTGAAAACATTTTGCAAAGAGACCATAGAATTTGCTGCTTGACCTGCTTGCAAGTCTCCAAGTTTCATAAGTCTTGTAGTTGCCTCTGTAGCACTAATAAGATTTTGTCCCTCAAGACCAATTGCAGAAAATGTCTTAGCAATTTCAACTGTGTCAGACATTGCAATACCTAGGGTTCTTGCTGTTTTATCTGCAAGATTAGTTACTGACTTTTCAATAGTGTCAAGTGTCTGCTGTGATTGGACAACTGCGTGAGCACCATATACCTTCAACATAGAAGTCATTTGCTTATCAAAGTCTAGGTATGCTTTAGATGCAGCAGCACCAAACATTACTAATGGCATTGTCAGACCTACTGTTAACTGACGACCCGCCCATTGTGTATTTTTACCAAAGTTGACCATACCTGTGCCAACTTCACGCATAACAGAATTAAGTGCAGAAGCACGAATTTTTGTATATTCTGCTGTTGCACCTAATTCTTTCATACTTGCATTTGTGGTGGTAATTGCTTTTGCATACCCCTGCATATTTGGATCTGGGATGAATGTAGACTTCATCAGCCTTGTTTGTCTGGTAGCAAGGTCGGTAAGCATTTTAGACCCGCCAGTGGCTTCTTGTCTCCAAGTCTGCCAAGCTTTAGCCATTCCAAGCTGACCTTTTGCTAATGAGTTGCCAAAGTTATCTACAGCACTTGCCATCTTGACAGTTTCTATAGAGAACGCTTTGGATGATAAAACCATTCGCTCAAAATTAGCCATAGCATCTCTAGTGCCTTTAGCTAAAGCATTAGCATTTAGCCCACCACCAGACATGGACATTTTCTGAATCTCTGCCATTTGAGCTTTGAGTTCATTAATTTGAGTTTTTAGTTGTGAGAAATTTGCAGTAGCTGTTACCTGCAAATTTATATTATTGGCAACTATGATTGCACCTCATATCCCAGACCCACTCCGATACCAAAGCCCTCTTTTTGAGCTTTCCATCCATTAAGATCCTTAATGTCATTTGTATCTTGTGGATCAGTTTTTGTTTTTTCTTGCAAATCAATTCCTTGAATTGCAGCGTGAAACCTATTGTTACGATCTTCTTTTTCATAAACTGCTGCCACAGTTGCAAGCAACTCTTCGACAGATAGTGATGATTCAAGTTCGTCATAGTTTTTCCAACGACCAAGCAGAAATACTTCTGCTTCTAACTTGGCAAGATCTAGCTCATCCCAACTAGACTTGCCGCTCCCAGGTTTGGGTCGTTAAGTTTCAATCCTCCAGCCACTTCAAGAATCTTCATCATGGTTGGTACCTCGATAGACTCTTCAAATTTTTCTTTATCTTCTGATAGTTCTGGATATAGTTGCTCTAGGCAGACCATTGCTGCTTCGATGAAGATTTCCATAACTTGGTCTTCTTCTGTAATTTCTGGATCATCAATCTTTTTAATTACTGCTAAAAATTTCTTTAGATGCTTGATTGATAATGGCTTGATTGTTAGTGTGTCACCATTTGATAGCTGAATTTCTTCTACGCTGTATACTGTTGTTGGCAAAACAACCTCCTTATTTCCTATAGTAGAATTATACCAAAATAATCCTTTAAAACATAAATACCCCCCAATAAATGGGGGGCATTTACTATTAAGTTTTTATTAAGTCCAAGTGCTACCTAGAACACGGTCAATGATGATACCATATTCTGCACCATCATACTTATCGTTATCATCTGGTAAGCAACGGAACTGAACTGGGAATACAGTTGCAGTATCACGCTTCAAGCCATGAGATGATGCTTCGATCTGTACAACACGGCGGGCAACATATACACGCTCTGTCTTAGCACCAGTAGCAACTGCTGTACCAGCAGAAGCACCAGAAGCTGAAGTTGTAATAACGCCTGGGGCGTTACCAACTGCAACAAGAGAACGCTCTACTGGAGCATCACCAAGTGCACCTGCTGCAATGTTCAGTGTTGCTGAACCTGCAGAACCAGTTGAACCTGTGTATGTACCAGAAACGGTGTTGTATGATGAAGCTACCGAACCTGAGTATGCAGTCTGAACTTCAGCCTGACCCATTACTAGGTTGATATTCTGAAGGGTACCTTCAGTTAATTCTGTCTTAAGTAGAACCTTGATTGTTGCTTTGAACAGACGAGCTGCATCAAGCAACTGGTCTACCATTACATCGTTGTAGCCTGGTTCATATGATACTTCAAGACCTTGGTTTGTGTAACCAACATCTCTCCAGTTTGTGCTGGACAACAAGGTTGTCTTTGTGCTAACTGAAGCAGTTGGAAAAAGGCTTGCTGAAGTTGTGTCTGGGCGGTTTGCACCTGTTCCAGTAGATATGAAGATCTGGGCTGCACCAACGATAATATTTCTTACATCTGCCATAATTTATTTTTCACCTCTATTCATTTTATAGAATATTGGCAATTTTCACTTCCTCTTTTATAATTTTATCATAGTAGGACCTCAAAGCGAACTTAGAGGAATCTGCCATGTTGATCTAAATGTCTTGCATATGAAACACATAACTGTATTTCACCCATCATAAACCCGCCTTCAGTTGCGAAGTGTTGCGGGGATACAATTTTATCCACATAAATAAAATGAAAATCATAGTTTCCTGATACTCCAGACCAGCTATTTAGATCCTTAGCTGAGTCATCATATCTGCGAAATGTGTCTTTAAAATAGTTTAATATTTGATTAATTTTGTCATAGTTTGGAGAAACAACATAGTAGGTAGCAATAATTTCAGATATCCACCAATGTTCAACTGTAGGTTTTTCTTCAAAGTCGTATACTAGATATGTTTGACCTGGGAGCAAGTTATTGAACTCAGGTATCTGCTGTGCGGGTACAATTGGAATAAGGCTATCCTGTAACTCTGCTGTGTAATAGTTATTTGGGTCTAAAATACCATCTGATTGTAATTGTGACCAGATATAGGCATTCATATCAAAAATAGGAAATTTTGTGTAATCTGACATTATAGTTTAATAACTCCTTGTGAATATTTTTGAGCAATAAGTCTAATAGTTTCTCTTACCTGTGCTGGTCCCGCCTTCTTTTCATTTAGTGTTCTTGCAACACCTTTTCCAATTTGACTGTATAATCCAGAACTCATAATAGCTGAGTCTACTTTTGTAGCATACCACTTAGTAACAAACTTTTCAAAGGATAGTGTGGTATTTTTCCCTCCAGGAAATTTATTTATAATAGTTTTATTTGGCGGTAAAAAGTGTGGTTCACCATTAGACATAAATACTATAGCTTGTCTTGTAGTAAATGTTACTGGTTTTCCAGTTTCCATTACTTCTGCCATATCCTTAAATATAGATCTTTTAGTAACAAACTTTTGAGTTTTTCCAGGGGAAAGTAATTCTGGTGCAATTGGCACTGGGGTAGTTGATTTTAAGTATGACATATGTATCCTAAGATTACCTCCAGAAACAGATTCTCTATTTACACTATAAAGTTTTTTAGCTGGATTTCCAACTTTATTCCATTCATACATATGAAAATATTTTTTCTTTTCACCCATAGAAACAACAGAAAAATCTTTAATAAACTTTTTTGTTGTTATAGTAAAAATAGCTTTAGCTAATTCTGTTTTTGATTTACTTGTTACCATCTCTTCAAGACCAGTATACTTTTGATTTAACTCAAACATTAAGTCGTCTAGATTCTCAAACTGCAATGATATCATTATTTTGCACCTGTGCTCTCTGTAGGTTAATTTCATAATAAGCAATCTTACCAAATGGATCTAAGACTGGGTGATTAGATATAATATCAAAAATAGTATCATCTAGGCTAATTTTATCTGGCTCAAGGAATACTCTTTCTCCATCTGCAGATGTGATATTTGTAACCCGCCAACGCTTTGATAATCTTACTGGTGCTTGCATTTTAACATGGACATTTTCTTTATATCCCTCAGCACCTGTACCATACGCCTTATCATCAGTGATTGTTCTACCAGATTTATTTTGAACTGGTAGTGCCTTACAGTTAATAGTTTCACTATAGACCCATTGACGAGTCATGGCACCAGAATCTGACTGCATATTTTTTTGAATATAAATATCGCAAGTCATATTCATAAAAGTATTAATAAATGAATTTAACTGAAATAAAGGCATTTAAATCACCACAATATTATAATTACGGTATTGGTCTAGAATTCCATCAACAATGACATTACCTGTACCATTAAAAGCCCCGCCACTTAATTCAAAGCTAACTTCAGCAAGACTTACTTTATTTAGATATTTTGTTCTCCACGCTGCGTCATTGCTTAATAGATCGCCTACAAGCAACAGAGAGCAAAGTTTAATATCTTGGGGTACATAATTGTACCCTATTTCTCCAACAATTTCATAACGCCCGTTTGACCTGAATTTGCCATAGTATAAAACAGTTGGGTCTACCTGATTATCATAAACAACATCGTTAAAATTATTTACAATTCTTACTACTTTTCCAGTAGGACTTAACTCTACATCATAGCCAAAAGCATTGTAGGCGGGACTTGCTGTATAATCTACCACAAGTCTACCGTTTTCATAAATTTTATCTAGAGTAAGCATCTTTTCTACTAACTCTAGTGCATCTCCACCAGAACCAAATATTTCTTGAGAACCGTACCTTTTACCAAAATCTAGGCTTGTATAGTTATTAATCATAGTTCTTGCAATTTGTTCTGCTACCAAAATATCTTCTTGTGAAGAATAGTTAAGTTCTGATGGCTTTGTGCCAATTCTATAATAAGAAACAATATCGCTGACTAAAGCGTATGGGGTGACAACTTCAAAAAATTGTGTTTGTGATGTACTTTTACCGCTTAGGGTATAAGACCAAGTAATCTGAAGTACTCTATTTGTTGTGGTTAGGTCTGGGGTAAGTTCATAAGAATATTTACCTGTAGGTGGGTCATTAGTAGCTGATGCAGATGATAGCAATACTGTGCCGTCATCTGCATCGTTTATGCTTACTAGAACAGCTCCATCCGCATTAGTTAATTGACCTTGCTTATAAATTTCTAATGAAACTGTTTGTTGAGTTCCATTGTGGATCTGTTGCAATTAAATTCCTCCAATAAGATTAGCCGTAGAATTCCT